ATTCTAGGGAAGGTAGGAGAGATGGTTACCTTGGTGTTCTGTGTGTGGGCAACTGCTTGAGTGCCTTGGTAGCCACGTCCATAAGGAGCAGCTGTAGCTGTATTGGAGACACGATCATAGGTGTCCAACCAGATAAGCTCATCGTCGATTTCGACAACACCCTTGCCAATATTGGATACGCTACCTAGGGCAAGTGATAGCCCAGAATCGGTCAAGTTATCGGTAAGGTGAGTAGTGCGATCTTGTCGCATAGTATAGCCATTAAGATTTAGGAGAACTTCATCTACCAAATTGGCAAAGGTTGAGGTCATTAGGACGATATCCTTCTTAGAGCTTCGGGTGCAGCAAGGCCATCAGTGCTTGCTAGCACATTGCAAATGCCTTGAATATCAAGGAATGTCTTTTGGTCAGTAAGTCCAGCTTTGCGGTTTAGCGCACCTTGGACATCAAGACCAGTAGTACCTGCCCACTGATTGGCAGCTTCATTGTCAGCTACTACATTCAATGGGGTTCTATAAGTTCCACCATTGGCGAGTCGGTTCAACTCAGCAGTAAAGGGTGAACCTGTGTTTCCCACTGCCATTATCTATACCTCGCTGTCTTTCGTGCAATTGATTTAGGTTGCTTAGAGAACTGCTTACCAGCCTTAGTATCTTGACGCTTCTTTGCAGAAGTGGCTGCATACTCTTTCTTGCTTAGGGCTTGTCTTGCCTTCTTAGGCAAGTAGCGTTCTCCTGTTGCTTTAGGACCCTGAGTGCTAGGCTTACCAGATCTGGTGCCCCACTCTTCTTTAGTCCATTTAGATAAAGATTTCTGTTTGCTGGTCTTGCCACCTGTGTAGCCACCACCAGCCTTCTTATACTCCTGAGCTACTATCTGAGCTTTACGAGCTGACCATTGTCCAGGTCTACCGCCCTTAGAGCTGGCAAGAACTCTCTTCTTGATGGATTCACGTAGACCTGGTTTGGTATAAGACATTGTTACTTCTTACCGCCTAGAAGACCTGGGAATAGACCCTTCTTCAGTTAACTGGCTTTGGATTGCGGTATGTGTACTTAGTTGTGGTTGAAGCCTTCTTAGCAGCTGGCTTAGCCTTGTTGTAAGAAGCACGTGCCTCATCTGGAGACTTAGCAACCTTCTTAGCAACTGGCTTCTTCATAGCTGCAGCACGAGCTGCATCTGGTGACTTAGCTGCAGGCTTGTTAGCTGCACGAGCAGCTGCTACACGCTTAGCACCATACATACGAGTTACGCCCTGAATGAATTCAGCACGTCCACCCTTTGGGGTCTTACCAGCAGCAGCAAGTGCCTTGGTCATACCCATCTTCTTAATCTTGTCAATTGTGGCTTGGCTCACAGGTGTGTATAGCTTTTCGCCCTTTGCACCCTTACCGCCACCCTTTGGTGTCTTCTTCATTACCATTTCACCTTATCTGCCCAATATGCGGCACTCATTTTTCCTTTTGCAATGTTTCTACGATGACGCGCCTTAAAGCTTTTGCGCTTCATCTTCATTCGTTGTGACTCTCCAGCTTTAGGCTTACCAGCTGTGCTGGCACCCTGTTCTCCAAAGCGGATAGTTTTAACTTGTGTACCCTCTTTAGCCACAACTACGTGAGACTTCTTTGGGTGGTTTGGGGTTCTCCTAGGCTTGTTATAGCCAGATACCCCAGCTCTAGCAAGCCTAGGATCCTTTTTCATTACTTCTTCTTTCGTGACATTCCTGCTTGAGAAAGAGCGATAGCGATTGCTTGCTTTCTGCTCTTAACTACTTTGGCTTTCTTTGGACCTTTTGGATCTTTGCCAGAATGTAAAGTTCCAGCTTTGAACTCACGCATTACTTTGCGTACTTTTTTCTTACCGTTCTTCATCGAACGTACTTGCCTGGATTCTTGTTCTTGCTTGGAACTGGAACGCTGCCTGCGCCTCTAACAGTAGACTTAGAGATAGGATCCATCTTGGCAATCTTGCGCTCTCTAGTACGATTACGTTCAGCTTTCTGCTGACCTGTCAAGCTAGTAGCTGACTTCTGAGTAGCGCCATAACTGGTAACATCATAAAAAGATTTACGCATCGCCATTATTTCTTCTTCGCTTTCTTCTTAGCTGCCATCTTCTTCATAGCTGCTTTCTTGCCGTACTCCATCATCATTTCCTTTTTGCCTTCCATCTTTTCATGGCGCATCTTGGATTTCTTTGACTTGTACTTTTCACCTTTTGCTGACATTAAAGTAGTCCTCCTGTTGAATCGTCCGCTTTGAACGCTTTCCCTGCTCTGTTGCTTACCTCAACCGCTGTCTGTATGTCTCGCATACGAGTTGATGACGGTTGAATTCCTTGTGCTCTAGCATCTCTATAAGCCTGAAGTTCAGCATCCCACTTCTTAGTGGACATACTTACTCTGGTTGATGCTTCCCCTGGACTGAGGCTTAAGCCAAGGATCTTGCATCCAAAGCATCCCTCTACATCTACAGGATGTGTCTTTCTGTGTAGCATTTGTCCCCCTAGTCAGTTTCGACTGTATAACCTGCAGCTTCTAACGCTGCCTTTTCTGTAGCTGATACCTCATAACGGTGACCACCCAAGTAATACAGGTCAGCGTTAGCCAGATCTTCAGCATACGGAAAACGTTCTTCACGATATACCCCATCTTCTTTGATGACTGTTATCCCTCTGTCCAACTTGTATCTGTAGTGCAAGGTGTTCTCTCCTGCTGGTCCTTCAGCTACAGTTGGTGGGGTGAAATAGAAAGCCATAAGTCCTCCTTAGTGAACTCACCACCAAGCAGGGTTTCCCCTGCCTGGCAGTCAATCAACTAACTAGGCGTTAGGACGGACAGACGATGCTGTCTCAATACGCCATAGAGCTTCTGTACGGTAGCGGTTCCATCCAAGTACGCCGTACCATCCGATAGGACGTAGACGCATCAACTTGTCTGTAACTGGACCGATAACTGTGTGTGGCTCTTCAGCAACAGCTTCAGCAAGTGCTTGCTGGCCCATGATGAAGGTTGAGTACACACGAGTTTGGGTTCCACCGGAACCTGAACCAGCCTGTGAGTTTGGTAGGCGTGGTGACTCAACGAAAGCAACGCCTTCGTAGGTTCCAAGCTCACCTGCGTAGATACCAGCGGTGTCTACGTACTCGTGTGGCTGACGCCATCCTGCTGTACCTGTTTCTGCACGAAGATCGTGTGAAACTTCTGGGTGGATGTAGGAAGCGTATAGGTTTCCACGGCGTGGCACAACGTTTGCTGCACGTAGCTTAGCTACTGCGTAGCGGATATCACGGGACTTGATTGTGTCAGTTCCGGTGATTGTTGTGATAGCTGCAGATGTTGATAGTGATCCTGCGGACTCGCGGATTACTTGTGAACCACCGTTTAGAACGTCACGGACTACTGTGTCCAATGAGTCGTTCATGTTGAATGCAACGATGTTTGCAAGTGCTGGCTCTACATCAGCTAGTGAGAAGAGATCCAACTTGCGGGTTGAGATGATTGAGTTACCGTACTCATTGAGAGTAACTGCAACAGTGCTGGTTGCAGGAACTGCAACTGCATCTGGATCAACAGTTTCTGTCAATGGTGAGGTAGCTACTGCTAGGTCATTGTAAAGTTGGAACAATACAGATGAACCTGCGTGGGACTGCATAGCTGGCTTCTTGTCAGCAACAGAGCGGAATGACGGAACTGAACGGAGAGCGAACTCTACGAGCTTGTCATACGCCTGTGTAACAAGGTTAGCACCTACGACAGTACCGGATTGGCCTGCTGGCAACGCAGCAGCGGTATACAAGTTAGGCATTTACCTGTCCTTTTGGTTGAATTGGCTACGATTGTGAACCGTAGATAAGGTTTAGGATTTCATCTGGGGACTGTGCGTTATTCACGCGGAAAGCCAAATCCTCAGACTTGTCGGGGGATAAAGCACCACTTGTTACGGCATCCATCTGTCGCAAAGCTGCGACGTCACGCTGACTTACTTCTTGCTGTGGTTGAACTTCAAAACCGAATACATCGGCATTCTGCTCTAACCAAGCTGCAATAGCTTCCTCTGAAGCATCCAAGTCAGAAGGTACAAATGCGGCAACCTTTGGGTTTACGCCACGGGACGAAAATACGTCCTTCAAAATCCGCTCTCTTTGGGACTTACTGAGTTCACCTAGTGAACTTTCGAGTTCCTTGTTTCTCTTCTGCTCAGCCTTCAAAGCCTTGCGCAGTTTCTTTACAAGGTCAGTTTCCGACTCGTATGATGGAGTAAAATCATCATCTTCGTCTTCGTCATCCCAGTAGTTATCGCGGTTGTTGCTCATAGCAACTCTCCCTTTCTAGTAGTTGGCGTACGCCTCAACATCCACAGGGGAATGGATATTGGCTCGTACTATCGGTCTTTTACTCCGCATGGGGCCGATCGGTCCATGTCGGGATTCTATTAGAGTATGCCTATCGTTCCTGAACGAAGTGCTGTGGTAGACAATCCAGACTGTCCTCTAAACGCCTGGGTCTCTTGTTCAGCAAGTTTCTTACGACGCTGTGATGCAGTTCCAAGGAACTGTTCAGCTTGTAGTTCTTGCTGGATCTTCTGGGCATCTGCTGCGCCACCTGTTAGGTTACGCTCATAGATGCCTGAAAGCTTCTCAGTAGGTCTTAGTTGCTCTGCGATATTCTCGTAGCCTTGACCTGCTAGCTGTGTGATCTGCGCCTCACTGTAACCAAGGTTGGTTAGACGAGCAGCTTGCTGTCTAGCAAACTCTGTATCCATCTTGATACCTGTAGCTTCAGATGCTCTACGAACTGCTTCAGTAGCAAATGCGCCAGCAGTACGACGATCTTCAAGAGCCTTAGTTCCTACATTTGGATCTAGGAAGAAGCTTGTAAGATCAGATGCATCATCGATATATCCGAGTTCCTTCAAGGATTGGACATAGAATGGATCTGCTGTTACAGAGCGTAGACGTGCAGCATTAGCACGCTCATCAAGCTCAGCTACAGATACGTCATTCTGCATGTACTTGGTGATTGAGTCATCACTCTTAAATATCTCTCTAGCTGATGCGCTAGTAACATACTTATCAACAACTCTTTTATAGCCTAGAACTAGACCTACAAGTTCACCTGGCTTTTTACGTGCAGTTAATTTTTCATTGAACTTACCAAAATCTTGATAGAATGGCGAGTCAACTGTTCTACCATCCTTGGCTTGATAGGTAGGCAGATATAGATATTGATCTACTACAGCATCGAGCTCATTAGGCTGACCTGCAAATCTAGCATCCTTTAGGATAGTCTCAAAGTATGATCTGCTATTATTGACTGTAGTTTCAGGTAGACCTGCAGCAAGAAGTTTAGCTTTTAGGATTTGCCAACGTAAGTCAAAAGTATCAACTACTGGCTCTTCGGTTGGTGTATCATCGGGCTCGCCATCTCCATTGCCATCGCCTTCACCATCGTTATTGCCGCCTCCACCGCCACCACCGCCGCCTCCTCCACCACCTCCACCTCCTCCACCTCCACCGCCGCCACCGCCTCCGCCTCCGCCTCCTCCATTCCCAGAGCTCCCGCCGCTCCCGCTGCTCCCGCTCCCTCCCCCACCTCCGCCACCTCCTCCGCCTCCTCCGCCTCCCCCCCCGCCTCCCTTCGGATCGTCGCC